CGTGTTAATTAATTATAAATACCACTTGACAAAAGACTTGTCAAGTAATATATAGGATATGATTTAACGAACATTAAATCAATTAACTTGGCTCCTGATACACGAGCCATAATAATAACTGTATCGGGACAACTTCTGGTTGTGTTCAGGAAACAGTGATGTATTCCATATAGCAACCAGAACTGATCCCTGGTCCATCTAGCCCAGACTGTACAGCGATGTGGCAATGGATGGACCTGGGATCAGCGTGCCAGGGAGGACAGCGGAAGACGTTCCCACACGACACCTGGACCCTGATCTCTGGTCTATTGTACGCTTTGCAAAGCGTTTGCGCTGGACGGTGCTAGCTTAGTCCGGACATTAAACGATGGACCTGAGATCAGCGTTTGATACAGTTACAGTGCTGGTATAACGCTGATCCCTGGTCCAATGTGGCGGGCTCCATATATATGTGGGTATGACGCGTTGGGGATGAGATCCAATATTGGACCTGGGATCAGTGCGATAAAGGAAAGCTGGATAAGTAGCGTTTAGCGAACCGCGCCAGCTCTGGTCCTTTCGTTTGCTTGCCGCCGGGCAGGGGATCGTGGGAAACCAACCGAGCTCCAAGCGGCAAGCACCAAGCGTCAAGCTTCAAGCGCCAAGCATCAAGCGACAAGCTCTTGACAGCTGGGACAATGTAGGATATAAAAATTTAAAACAAAGGAGAAAGACATGAGTAAATCATACCCAATCTGGATGAAAGTATCCGGAGACAATTACAAGCAGGACAAAAGCTTTGGATCCCGTGACGCTGTCACGATGGACATCAAAGTGGGAAGCTCTAAGACTAACAGCCATGACCTGGCGCGAGTTTCCATACACATGCGGGAGGACGACGCTGGCAACAGGACCTTCGCTCTAGCTCTGGATGGACTAGTGGTCAGAAGCGCTGTGATGACGAAAGACAAGAAGTTCTATCACCGTGATCCGAAGGCAGCATGACATACCACAGCCCCAAATACTGGAAAGAAATGGCCCGGCTCCGAAAGGAGCACGAGGCCCAGCTACAGCGTCAAGCAACAAGCATCAAGCGCCAAGCTCCTGGAGCCACAAGCAACAAGCGTCAAGCGTCAAGCACAAAGGCTCAAGCGTCAAGCCACAAGCGTCAAGCTCCTTGATCATTGATCCTGGAAAAAGTTTCACGGACCTTTGACCGAGGTGCTCTACTAAGATAAATGTATTGTTAGGATGCTTCACATGGAAGGCAATTTGGTGTGGACTAAATCGTATCTTGTTACTCTTCGTAACTTTTAGTTCAACTGTAAAAAAGTGGCTGTTAGCATTGTAACCCAGTAGATCAGGAGTACCGGATAAACTAAGATTTTCGAGTCTAATCCAACTAATTTTGTTGCAATTTCTTTTAAGTTTTTCATATAATTTTCTTTCAGGTTTCAAGGTAACCCCTGTATCCAAAGTTTAGTAATCTTTTACATAACCAGGAGGCAATATAAGTTTTTCCTCTCTGTTTGGTTTCAACACAACACGCAAAGAATTATCTAGTGGGTTATTGCTTTGGTGCACTTCAATCCGTTTGATCTCCTCTAAGTAACCTTTCTTTGTCATGATGTATATCTTCGCATCACTGACAGCATTACCTCTACGACCTTGTTGACCTTCAGTAAACTTCGCTAAATACTCTTGCAGATGTTTGACGTACATTACTTACCGTTCACCTGCTTGCTTAAATCCTCTATCACTTTTTTATAACCTTGCAATAAGTTTTTAGTTTTTTCGTATTCAGATGACATGTCTTTCCACATTTGTATTTCAGCACGCAACTCAGCATTTAAATGTCTGTGAGCTTCGTTGATACTTTCCAAATCTTTAATTCTAGCACCCGCTTGACGTAACTTATCTTGCATAAAATTCTTCTGCTTTTCTAGCATTGCTATTCTTTCTTCCAAATCGTTACTTCCTTTCTCCATACTTGACTTTATAACTGTGTTACCTTAAATTGTCAACATGGGTTTACCAAAAAGACTTACAGAAATGCAGATGAGATTCGCCGAGCACTACGTGTATGGTGATGAAAACGGGCCTATGACTAAAACAGAGGCAGCTATCAAAGCAGGCTATAGCCCCAAACGTGCAAGGCAAGAAGGATCAGAATTAACGAACCCAAAATTATCGCCGCTTGTAGTAAAATACATGGGAGAACTGAGAGAAGAAAGACTACGCAAACATGAGGTGACCTATGAAGGGCACGTCGCAGAACTTGCAAGACTTCGTGAGGCTGCATTGAAGAAAGGGTCTTTCTCTTCTGCTGTGAACGCTGAAGCAAATCGTGGCAAAGCAGCAGGGTTATACATAGAT